CTCTTCTATTTCTATCCGAGCTTGATATTCTTTTAATATTTCGCTAGGTTTAGGTGGCTTGTCCTCATCGTCTTCTTTAAAAGATATTGCATTGCGTTTTGCCCTAGATGCTTTAGTGCTGTCTTGTAATGCACTAGCTAAATTACTTATTTGTTTAAGCTTATAATTCTCTAAAGCTTTTGATGCACTTAATTTTGCCATTATGTTCTAAGCCCCGCTTTTGCACTTTCTAAATCAAAAATTTGATTTTTTACACCAGACAGAGAATCTTCTTTGCCAGTTAAAATCCTTAATAAATTCTTTTCAGTTGTCAATGATTCGTCAGCTTCACCAAGTGCTACTTGACCTCTTAATCTTTCTCTTTTTATTCTTTCGTCTCGTTCAAGTGTACCACTAGTAGCTAATCCTGTTCTTCCTTCAGCAATGTCATATTTTTGAGTCATATCTTCAGATTGAATTAAAAAATCTGTAAACATATCGTCTTTGCGAATTTTTGAAGTATCTGCTTCTAACTCTATTAAACCTGCGGAATAATCTTCTATACCAGAAATACTTTTAGTTAGTTCTTCAATTTGTTTATCGTAAGTTTTACTTAAATCTTTATTTGTGCTTTTAAGTTCTTTATCTTTACTTTCACTATATGCAATATTTGCACCTGTTGCTACTAATGCTGTTCCTGCTATCCAAAAAGACATTATTTATTTCCTTTATCTATATTGCGTACTTCTTCAAATTTTTCAGCAGTAAGTAATTTTTCTAAAGTTGGAATATCTTTTTCGTTTGTAGGATTTGGATGCACAGTCACAAATATACAATCAGTATGTGCATAAATAATTCTTTTAGTTCCAACTTCAGTTATATTATAATGAGGAGCTTTAATCCTGCTTTCACCTTCTTTTGATGAAATAGACATTTCTCCCATAAGCAGAAAAAATGGATGCTGAACAGTATGTATTCCAGTAACTATTATTTCACCAGCGGGATTAAATATTTCTCGAATATATTGACCATCTGTAAACTTATGAGTTACTGGATTTTTTTTCATTCCAAAAGATTTTTCATGACCATTCTTTTCTAAAAAGTTTTGAATTTTCATTATACCTATTTCAAATTCTTTTTCAGACCATTTAGAAGGAAGAAATTTAAGAGGGTTAGACATAGCTACATGTTTCTTTTTGTATTCTACCCAATCCCATGCTTCGTCAAATGAAAAAGTATGAACTAAACCATATTGTTTTGTTAATTCATTAAATTGTTTTTTAGCATCTTTTTTATTCATCGTCATCTTTTCTTTTTCTAAACATTTCAAACAAAGTTGAAAAAGGTGATTTTTTTTCTAAACCCATATCTTCTACATCTTTATTTGTTGCATACTGCAAAACACTATTAGACTCAATATCTGCGCCAAGTTCTTGATTTGACAAACCTGATTCTATTTCTTGGCTAGTCAATTTTCTTCCAAGAGCTTTTTCAGTTGCTGATTGAACTCCAGAGCGAAATTTTTCAACAACATTTATTTTATCTTTAGCACCTTGCTCTGTTTGCGCAGGCGCATCATATACAATACCATCTTGCATAACTTTTCCAGCTTCTTGTAAAGCTTGACCTTCTCCAGCGGCTGCAATAGCTTCTGGGTTGCCACCTAAAAAATCTAAAATTCCAAATTCTTTACCAGCTCTTTTTGCTAATTTTTGACTTGTTTTTAAATCTAAGGCAAATCCTCCAGCAGATTGCAATAAATCCATTCCTGCACCAAATCTTTTTATATCTACATTTGCTTCTTCTTCTGCTAAAGCCGACTCTATTTGAACTCTATTAATAATTCCAGTAGTTCTAATTTCTGGTTTAGATGACTTATATGCTTTAGCTAGATTTTCTATGCGTGATGACATGTTGTATTTTCCCAATTCATTTTAATATAATTTAGTAGTTTTTTCAAAGTCAATTATCGTATAATATTTTGTTCTTTTAAAGCTCTAATAATTAAATTTACCTTACCAGCAATAGCCCCAAGGCAAGCTTCTATTTCATCATCGGCAAGACTAGAACTAGTTGAAAGAGAGTTACCTTTAAAAGTTGCAGCATCTAATTCATCAAGTAAAAATGGTATATTAAATTTCTTAGACCTATCTTGACCGGTCAGTTCTTTTAAAGAACTAATTTTTGTTTGAGCTTTATTAATTATATTTCTTGTATTTCTATCCATATTACTTAGGTCTTTTTGCTTTGTATATTATTGATATATCATTAATCCTAAATCCAGCCGGGACAGTCCCATCTGTAGCAAATCTTAATTTAAATGATTTTATATTATTAGCTTCTGAAGGTACATCTGGTTTTAATTCAGCAACTTTCCATCCATTAGCAGTTGCTAACTCTGTGCTAGCAAAATTAGTACCATTAGCAAAATCGTAAGGAAATGTAGTGCCACCATTAATATCGTAATCTACTTGAACATTAGAAGTAGCATTACCAGTATCATAAGTAACTAAAACTTTATAGACTTTTTTATTTCTACCAGGTTCTCCAAAATCAATATCCTTAGTTATAACTTCAAATTCAGCAGATGAAGCAAGCGTTGTATTCCACTTAAGAAAACCATTAACTGTATCTGTAATCATGTAACATAATTTATTTTGATGAACAATAAAATTACTTTTTAATGCAGAAGTTGAATTTATACGGCTATCACCAAAAGTCCAACTTCCAGTTACCATATCATATAAAAATATATCTCCAGAATTACTAACTGCAAGATTTGACTTAGTAATTATTAATTGTCTTTTTTCAGGCACATAACCAATCATACTTGAGCCTGTTGCTGATTCAATAATAAAAGTTTGCCATACACTATCGCTTATAAGTTTTCTTCCTTCTCTTTCAAGAAGATTTCTTACTTGTTTCCCATCGTAAAAATAACAGCCTAATTCATTAACCCAAGCTATTCCATAATCTGTCTTGCAAACCATAGATGGATGTTTTACTCCTTTATACTTATGAACATCTTCCAAAAATTCTACGTCTTGAGCTACATTAATTATATATAAAGTATCTTGTTTATACTGTAATATTCTATCTGCAAAAGTTTCAAGTTTAACAATAGATTCTCCATCATTAATAGAAGCTTCTACAATGCTAGTCGATGGAAAAATATCAAATTTATTAGGAGGGCTTTTTAACATAGCATCTCCTTTTATTTCAGTTGAACCATCTTCGTTAAGTATTTTAACATTACCTATATAAGCTTTACGCCCAACTATAGTAGCTGTTGCATAATTAGCTTTTACAGCAGGAGTAGAATCTTCTATTCCAGTTCTACTAAGGTAAGAATCTACAAGATTAGGTGTTGCTAAAAAATCATGGTCTACTTCAAACAAATATTCTGAATCAGATGTATTATAAACTACATCATGCTCTTTTCCGGTAGACACAACTCTACTTACACCTTTAACAAAATCATATTCAATTTGAGCTGTCCAAGAACTAAACACTTCACCGCTTACATCTCTTGCGTACCATACAGCTCCAGTTATTCTTCTATTAAAAGTAGTAGATGTTCCATGCTCTACATAAAATTTTACTGTAGGAGCAAATGAAGCATCTGTAATTGAATGTACAGTAGTTGGCGACGTATCAGGGTCAAATAATGTTCTTATAAGAGACTCTTGATTTCCATCATATATAAAAGATACTCCATATTCCCAAGAACTATCCCAGCCAGAAGCTACTATTCCGCTTGTAGGGGCAGCATTATTTAAAACTTCAAGAAATACATTTGGCACACCACTATTAGATAGTGTTGGGTGATTAGATGTAGTAATAGTTCCTTCAGTTACTTTAACAGCTGTTATAAGAGTACTACTTATAAGTTTACCTGAACTAGTAACAGCTAAAAGAGTTCTAACTCCATTAGTAGTATCACTATTAGCAAAAGATTGACCATCAGCTGAACCATTGTGATAATGGTCTCCAAGATTAAATGTATATACTATATCTTTCGTTCCACTACTTACAGGATTACCCATTTCACTTTGACTAGTAACTTGATGTGAAGTTCCAGATACGCCATTAAAAGAACTAGCTGTTCCACTCCCAGATGTCAAATTAAATGTTACATCAAAATCAGTTTCTCCAGGGATTCCAGTAACAGTAGCGGTAGTTATTGTTACTGTAACTTCTATGCTTGTTCTAAAATTAACTACACTACCACTTGCATCAAATAAAGCGTCTGCTGTGATATGTTTATCAGCTGTTGTAAGTCCAGTAACATTAAGGTTGTGACCAGCAGATACGCTATATGCTGTTAATGCTGGGTCCCATCTAGAAGTATCAGCAGGAGCAGATATGTATTGGTCATAATCAAACCAACCATCAATTATTACAGTGCTTGTAATAGATTGAAATAAAGTTCTATCTATATATTGATATGTTTTTGAATTATTATTTAAAGCATGATTCCCATCTGAAATTCTTAATCCTCCCTCTATAGAATAAAAAACAGGCAAAGCACTTGCTGTAGTACTACTACCTATATCAATTACACCACTACCAGCAGATAAATTAACATCATCATTAAAAGCATCTTCAGAGGCACTGTAAACCCAAACTTCACCATCATTACCATCATACATAGCAACATAATCATCTCCAGTAGTAGCTTCACTACTTCCTTTATCTTCAGCTCCTGTGTAATCGCTTTTCCAAGCATGAATGCCATAACCAGCTTTCATAGTACCAGTAATACCGGTATTATTAGCTGTAGCTATATCGCTTCCGGATTGAACGCCCATTGTAGTTATTTGACCAAGAGAGTCAACCATAGCGTCTATTAAAGAGGATTGTTGATTATCGTTTATATCTCTAGCGTCTGAATGGTTATTTAAGCCTCCATGAAATTGGTCTATTTTAAAAATTTTCTTAGGCATTAAATTCCCAATACATATTCAATTTCGCTAGTTCCGCTAGCAGACTTAGCATAAATTGTGTTTACTGCTATACTGTCTGCCTTAAAATATAAAGCATTACCAACAGATAGCTTAAATAAATAATTAGAACCGCTATCATTGCTTAACAGTATTGTGTTTGAACCAATGTTTTTAAAATAAGCAAAAACCAACGCAGTACTAGAAGTATTTAATTGCTCTCCAGAAGTAGTTAAATCTTCTCCAACTTCGTCCCAGTCTAATGTTGTCAAGGCTTCCCAATTAGAGCTTGAAGTATTCCAGATTGTACCAGTCTTAGTCCAGTTGTCATTAACTTGATTTGCTGTTATATCTATAAAACTAGAACACCCGTAAGATTTTCTTACATCAGAATCAATAACATTCTCTGTAGTAGCTCCGTAGCTTTTTGTAAACTCCTCAAATACTATACTGGTAGGTGTTACCGAATTTAAATTATAAGGTATAACCTGCGTATTGTATTGGATTCTCCTTGCTACTGCGCTCATTGTGCTACTATATATTCTATACTGCTTGTTTCAGAACTTGTTTTTACTTTAATATTTGCTGATGATACAGAGTTTAACTCTGATGAAAATACATCATTCTTAGAAATTTTTGTTTTATAATTACTACCATCAAGAGATAAAAACACATCGTTATTTGCTTTATTTTTTATCATTATATAAATAATGCTTACTCCAGCTGTATTTAAAACAGCTCCAGTTGTTGTTACTTCTTTATCTCCAGAAAAAAAACTAGAATGTTGACTATCAGCAATATCTGTAGTCATTTTACCAGACAGTCTTTTGCCTATATCACTATCATTGTAATAACGAGATTGTACGTTTACAAACTCAGTAGGATGGACCATAACTTTTGTTATAATTTTTTTATTAGGCATTAATTAGCAATCAACACTTGTAATGATTCTTTAAATTTTGCGTCAAGTCTAACATATTGGTCTTGATACCAACTATACTCTTTAGTATATCTGTCAACTTGCGCTGTATATTTTTGTATATCAGTAGAGTATTCGTTAATTGCCGTATTTACTTCAGAAGTATATCTTTGTATGTCTGCTCCAAATCTAGTGATTTCTAAACTATAATCCTGTATTGATGCCTCTAAAGTTTTAGCAGCATTTGTAATATTAACATTAGTACTTTGTCCCATTTGAGCTATAGCAGCTCCAGTACTTTCTCTCATCTTAGAAATAGAAGCACTAACGTCATTAGAAGCATTTGCTATTGATGACTGTGTTGCGTTTCCACCTGTAGCTATGCTAGCTTGAGTAGATAACCTAGCATCTTCAATTGTAGCTTGCATTGCACTTTTTGCGCTATTTACTTCTGCATTAAAAGCTTCTATATAACTTCTTATTTTTGCAACTTGGCTTGTAGCTAGTTCTGAATCTTCTTCTGTTTCAATAATGTCTGATAAAGTATCCCACCATGTAGCATAGTCTACAGAAGGATTTCCGAATGTACCTGCGGTAACATCGGTCAACTCATCTGAACTTCCTTGTAAGCTAGGCTTTGAATAAGCAGAGCCTCCACTACCAGTAGCACCTGTAGAACTTGCATCAGTTGGAGCTACAGTTATAGAATCTTGAGCAGACCCAACTCCATTCCCTACTCCTGCATTTGAAAAAGATATAGTAGGGTTGCTAGGAGTTGAAGGAACTACAATATCACTAAGTACGATTACCGGCTCAGAAGGCATAGAGTCTTTTACTCTTGCCATTAAATATTGACATGCTTTTGCGCTAGCACCTAACACAACTATATCTTCAACGCTATCAGGGAATGAATCAGGAGTATCTGTTATATCAGTTGCACTTGCAGCAACAGTAGGAAATATTACACTTTCAACTCTAAAAGCATTTGGACTTGCTCCGGGCGTTGGGAATACATAAATAGAGCTATTCTTAATAATATAGATAGGAGATTCTACGCTAGCAGAAAACATACTAGAAGAATCTTGAACTTTTCTAAAATATTTAACAGGCAATTCTCTACATTCTACGTATTCATCATTTGTCCCGCGCTCCCTTATAACGCTAACTATTCTATGATTAGCGATATTTGTAGAGTTATTCGTTATATCTCCAGATTCTTGCGTAAATCCTTTAATTTTATCGTCAGGTATTGCTCTTATAATTTCTGCTGCTGTGTCAGTAAGTGCGTCACCTAAAAAAGTATCGTCACCTACTGCCCCAACATAATCTTCTATTCTTACTTTAAATGTACTCATTAGAATATAAAATCCTGTAATGGTGGTGGTATAATGTCTGGTTTAGCTTCTCTTGAGTTTCTTGTCTCTATAAATTCTTTTTCTATTTTTTCTGCTAATCCGTAGTGTCCGCTACCCATTTGCATTTGACTATCTAAGAATAAAAAATGAGCTAACGCATAGTGAATACAAGCTGGTATAAGTTGGTCTGGTAAATCAACTCCATCTGTAATTGCGTTTTTAGGAAGAGGATTCGCGTAGTAATAAACTTTTAAAGTTGTGCCAGAATCAGGGGTTTTAGTCAAAGTTATTTTGACTCCTTTAAATGTCCATGCACCTCCGCTGCCATAAGCTACAGTATAAGCAGCCCCTTTAACTGGAATTGAAAAAGCGTTTGCACTTGTGACTGTAACCTTGTGAATAGTATCATTTATTTCACTTTTATCTCCAACCCCAGAAAGTAGACCAACAATACCTGTTATTTTTACCTTATCTCCATTTTCTAACCCATGAGAATTGCTTGTAATAACTATTGGATTAGCGCTTGTTGCTGCTGTAATAGCTGAAGAGCTAGAATCCTCTTCACTTACAAAGTATCCAATATTTGTAATTTTATTTTCATCTGTTCCCTCTGCGTATCTTCTTTCACTAACAAATGGAATTGTTTTACTGTCATTTCTGCCAACCATTGAAACTTTATAGATTCTCATGCTAGCATCTTCATTACTTAAACTATATACGTTTGTTGTGCTAGTCGAAAAAGATTGAGAATTTCTTTTCCTAACAACTCTAGAGCCAACTTCTTTAACTTTGTTGTCAAAAAAACTAGAGATTAAAGGTTCCGTAATTGGAAACCCAAGAGCAGATTTACTTAACCCAGCTTCAATCATTTCGTATGCTTCTTGATATCTCATTACGCTTTACGTCTCCTTATTCCTTTTACATGTTTTTGTGATTTAGGCGGGCTTTTTGTACTTCCACCTTTTCCTGCCCAAAAAAGTTTGTTTGACCAATAAGCAGCAGAGCATGGTCCTTTTTTAATATTTTTTCCATGCCTAGCCTTAAAGCTTTTTCTTGCCTCTGCGCTATAATTGTGACCCATTTTCTGGTCACCAAATCTAATAATCTTTATTCCACTATCACATCGTACAGCTACAACCGCTTTTTTGGTAGAATGCTTAGGGGTTCTTTTTGGTTTATTTAAACCAGATAAGCTATATTTTTTTAGTTTATTTTTTTCTTGTATAGTCATTTTAAATCTTTAAGTAATGGAGGGCAATAAATTACCCTCCATTTAACATACTTATTTAGACAAGCTTCATGATTGCATGAGTTTGTTCTTGGCGAATTTCAGCACCTGCTTCAACTAACCATTCGTCTGTTTGACCATCACTACCATCTTGAACAATATCTCTGCGAAGCTGAAAATCAGATTCGGCTAAGATACGAGCGTCAAAATTGCTAAAGTCAACAGCTACTGCGTAATCTTCGTAAGCACCGCGAAGGAAAGGATGAGGGACAAAGTTTAATGTTCCTACTGGACCCATATAACTCATTACTCTTAATCCTGCACGTTCTTCTTCGCCCATCATGGCGTTAAGACTGCTTGTAGAATTAGCTCTAACCATTGCTGTTAGTTTTAACAACCATTTATTGGATGCAAAAACTGTTTTTTCCATTGAACCATCAATAGTATCTTGGAAAATATGCTCAACAACAGCATCAAACAATGCAAGTGTTCCAGAGCTGTTATTTAACTGTAATGATGAATCAATATCAGCATTATTAGTTTGAATAACACCAGCTGTTCCACCAACACCTAAACCTGCAAAGGTTCTTTTAGGATTAGCAGAAGTAGCGTCTAGGCTAATTGCACCATTAAAAAGCATAGCGTATTCTACGTTTGCTTTAATTTGTGCTAGCTTACGCGCTTGTAGTCTTGCTAGTTCTGGTCCACCATATTGGTCAGACACTCTAGCGGTACGAGTAATCGTATAAGGTTCGCGAAAGATTTGCGTACAATTCTTTAATCTACGAACTTTTTTACGAGTCTCAGAACCAACAGCAGCACCTTCAGCGTACTCACCATTACCACCCGCTACCATGAAATAATCGGCATCAGCAAAGTTAACTTCGCCAAATCCCATTGGGTCATTTCCATAAATAGAAGTTGCTACAGCATTGTCATAAAACTGACCAGCCGTTGCAATGTAGGTTAGAGTAAGAACACCAGCTGCGTCAGCAGTAATCATATCAGTACCATTAGCTACAGCTTCTACGTTATAAGCATTCAATGAAGCATGCTTGTGTGCGCTTAAGAATTGAACATGCTTGTCACTAGGACTTGCCATGTTTACATCTTTACCTATTGCAACACAAATAAAATGTGTTACAGCAGTTGTTAAAGCAGCAGAACCGCCAGCTACAGTAGCTGTATAGATTCCACCAACTTCAAATGCTTCAACCTGTGCTTGTCTGCGAAATTTAACAATAGCGTTATCGCCATTAATTCCAGCAGTTGCAGTATCATTTACGTCTGAACTTGTAATTTCAGTCTTGACACTTCTTTTAATAAAATACTCATCTTCCATCCATTCAAAAATCGGTACAGGAGTTCCAATTGTGCCTGCACGACCAGAAATAGATAGCAAAGGTGTTACAGATTCATTATAGTAATAAATCTTTGGACCTAATTCGAGTACTTGTCTTTGTGTGCCGTCAGAGAACTGTGTTGCAGTTCCGGCACCATATGTATTAGCCATAATACATACTCCTTTATTTTAGGGTTATTTTTTGCTAAATTGCAATATTCCCTTCATAAAGTCGTCTAATTCTTTATCAGCAGGTTTCTTTACAGGAGTAGGTTTGCCTTCAACTGAGGCTCCACTTTGGACCTTTTCCATTTCAAGAACCTTACTTCGACTAGCCTGTTCTTTGTCTGAAGGAGAATTTACACTTTCTTGTTTTTCGTTCAGAACCTTCCACACCTTAACCATATTAGAAGTTGTTACGTTTTCAGGACTTTTCATAAAACCATAATATGATTTTATTTCTTCTTCCGTCATACCTAAAGATTTAAGTTCAGTTACTTCAGCTTGTCTTGCTTTTACTTGACTCTCTTTTTGCCTTACTCCTTCAAATTGATTCATTGCTTTTTTAGCTCCCTGGTCAATTAGCCATTGGTCATATTCCTGTCGCCAGACTTGGGAAGAAGAGCCTTCGCTTCCTTCTTCTAGTATTTCATAATCTTCTGGTTTTTTAGGAGAGCCACCGACTTCTTGCTTCGTCGCTTCTTTTTGCAATTTTTCTACAATATCAGGATTCTTTTGCAACCAAGAATCAATAACTTCAAGCTTCTCATATTTTGAGCTTTTATCTCGAAGTTCTACTTCAGCTTTGTCTTTTGCACTTTGTATATTTTTATATGCATCAGCAAGCTTGCTTCGACCTTCTTCAGTATCTTCAAACTTATTATCAATAAGCCATTCTTTAACTTCTTCTACAGCTGCTTCTTCCTTCTGAGTTATTTCTTTTTCTGAAAGCTCAATGGTTTCTTCTGCTTTAGATTCTATTTCGTTTTCCACATTTACTTCAGTAGAGCTAGCCGGACCTTCGTTAAAAGTATTTAACATGCCCATTAAGTTATCATCCTTAGGTTCTTGTGTACTTGTCGTATTTTTAGACATTCGATGCTCCTGTGTTTTGGTTATCCTAATCCAATTTGTTCTTCAAATGGATTAGAAGCCGTTTCTTCTGAGTTAACCGCGCTTCTTAAATCAGCTAAATCAATAGCTGTTTTATCTGTCATCTCTTTCTGTTTTCTTTCCTCGTTCTTCGCTGTCGCTCTCAAGTTACTTACCGCTTGTTGAACCGGCTTTGTAGCTTCAGAGACTTCTGCTCTCATTTTCGTATGGAACAGTTCTCTTTCTCTAGTTTGCAAATCTCCAGTCATAGACTGTAATTGTTTTGACAATTGTTGATTTTGCGCTCTAAGTTTTTCAATCTCACTCATTCTACCAATCAAAGCTGCCTTATCAACATCTCCTTGTAACCCCATGATTACTTGAGTCCTATCGTAAATGCCAGCTTGTAATAATTGTATATCTTTTGCCAAATCTGCCGTTGGACTTTTTGAGCGAGTACTTCCAATAACTACACGAATATCTACTTCCGCTGTTGTAACATCATACATTCTTTCAATCGCTAGACTGTAATCGTTTATTACCGGAACATTAATTTTTAACTCTTTTTCAATCCCTAATGGATTAATGACGCGTAAAATTCTTTCCTTATCATATACATAAGGTATGTACTTTGAGATTATCCTGCCTACATGAGTAAGCATATCATATGTAGGTAATATCTTCCAGTTTTGTTTTCTAGAAGAAGATTCGTCTAATATTTTGGCTTCGCCAAAAGTTCCAACTGCTCCAGAAGGATTTCCTTGCTGAAATTTGTAAGCACCAAAAACAGTCTCTATATCTGTTTCATATCTTTGTTTTTCTATGTAAAGCTGAGAGCTTATTGCAGGTGGAGATAACTCTTTTATTTTACCTTCTCTTAAAGCTGAAGGGTTTGCTCTTATTATAGCGTTAGGGACAAACCATTTTTCAAGTTCTTCTGGGTCAATAGCTCCATCTTCATAGATTAATTTAAAACTAGCAGTACTAGTGGCGTGAGAGATAAGCAATGCCTCGGTTCTATTTAACATTCTTTGTGGGGTCTTTGCATGTCTAACATCGCCAGCCGGATAAGGGTTTCCATTATGCTCATTACAAGCAGGTACGATGGGGTAATCTTCTAATGGCAATACAATATCATATATCATAGCGTCGCCAATTACAAAACTTTCCCTAACTCTAGTAATAAATATTTTTTCTTCTTCTACTTGATTTTCTACAATATACGCTTTATATCTTTTTGTTGTTTTAAATTCGTCGTATTCTTTTTTCTTAAAACTTTTTTGCCTACCAGTAAGTTTGTCTGTAAGAAGAATCTGTTCTTCACTTACTTTAGACCACCTGATAAATTTTCTGACCTTAGCCTGCCCATCGTCATTTACGTCACTTTTTCTAATTATTTGGTCTCTATTATATTTAGAAGTAGCATAATCGTCATCTCTATAATCTTCATGTGCATTCTCTATGTCTAAAGCATGTTCAGGAAACATAATCTTCATAGATGCCTTAGTGCTTGTATCAGAAAGAATAATAGATGAAGCATCCCTAAAAAATGGGTCTGTAGAATTTGGGTCAACGTATATATTCTCTGGAGCAACTTTTTTTACTTTTATTCCACCCCTACCTTGCTCTGCTTGCCAATCTGGATACACATACATGTAGCCAATACCTTTAACTGTATAGTCTTTTACAATCCCTCTAAAGTGCCTGTCTCCATCTGAGTCATACCAAATTTTATCTAATAATTTATTATATACAAATGCAACTTCAGAATCTGTTTTTCCTGTAGGTCTAACATCCCACTCTGGACTAGAACCAGCAACATTTGATAAGACTTGCTCAACAGCAGGTCTAATTTTATTATTAGCTTCAGGAGGTTGTCCAACACTAACTAGATAATTTTTTTGCGCCCTTGTTAATTGAAGACCTAAATAAAACTCTTCATCTTCTGACATTTGAAATTTATGTTCATCCGCTGAAGATTGATAAAAAACATATTCATTACTAATGTCAGACGCAGAGACTTCATCAAGTTTGATATTTTTTAAACTTATCATACTACCACATATTAATTATTATTATACATACTATGCAAACACACTTTCTCCAGTTTCCCAATCTATACCTTTAAATGGCGTATAACCTTTATATTGAGTTCCATCTTCCTCATATCCATGCCTTGGTGCATAGATATCGTCAATTGCCCACCTTAACGCATCCAACGTATCTTTCTTAAAACTTCCATGCTCTTTAAAATTTAAAAGTTCTTGTTCTAACTCCCAATGCTCATCTTTTATAGACATAGCATCGCTTGCAAAATAAGGTTGCAATTGTTTTATTCTATAATATTTACTTTTTATTGCTTTTTTAGGACTTACATTGTAAAATTTGCCACTTTTTTTAGATTGCCTCAGCATGTAATCAGAAAGCATTACATGTCCTGTTTCTTCTATGTTTATTATTTTAGGTTTGTAATATTCTATCATTTCGGTTAACTTATCAGCTAAATCCATTGGAGCCATTTGACCTCGATGATAATCAATAACGTATATATTATTTTCAACATCGACTCCTATCACCATAATAACTGAAAAGTCAGCTTTTATATTTTCACTTGAAGCTGGGTCAACACCCATAAAGACATTAACGGGAACTTCCCAAGTCTCATCTTCAACATCTTGAATAATAACAGCAAAATCGTTGTCATTTTTAAAATGACCTTCCCAATAGTTAATATTTTCTTTCTTAAATACACGAAAACTGTCATCCATTGGTATATTTTGATATTCTTGATAGAAATAAGCAACATCACCCTCAGAAATTAATCTATCTCTTTCAGCTATAAGCCAGTCATAAGGTCTATAGTCTTCCCACAGCACTTTAGGCTTACCTTTTTCATCTAATATTTCTTTGCCGCTTGCAGTAAACTTCCCAAATTCATTGTCTTGCAAGATAGCTTGAAAAAACATGCTATCCCACCCCTTAATTTTTCTTTTGCCATTTTTATCGTAAGCTCTCGGACCAGCAATCCTATTTAAGTACGACTCTTCATCTACAACTGTTCCTATGAAAATAAGTTTAGAATCTCCAGAACCAGCAATAACAGCACCATTAAGCCATTGCCTAAATTGGTCGCGCAATGTTTGCGTTGCTGTATTCCTTTCACCTTCACCATCATCAATAACTGTTAAGGTAGGTCTGTAAGCTCCATACTTTAATCCACGAACTTTTTGCCCTGTACCACGAATCAATACTTTACAATAACTATTAGGAGTTCCTTTTTCATCAAAGCCTGCAACAAATTCTTTTTCTTCTTTTCCCCAGTTTCTACCTTTTCTGTCTCCAAAAAAATATTGAAGCTTTTCATTAAACTCTATTTCGTTACCAATAGTTTCCAAGTAAAATTTAGATTGTTTTTCTGATTCAGATATTAAAAGGATAAACTTTTCTTCATCAAATAAAATTCGATGTAAAGGATAGACTAAATTAATTAAAGTAGATTTAGCGTGTCCACGAGGCGCTACAACTGCCAACTTTGAGCCTACCTTTAAATTTAAAAGCTTAGAAACTATCTTTTTATGAAAATCAGGAGACTTACTTCTAATGTGATAGTGCATAGGAAGCTCTGGGTCTCCTAATATAAATTTGGCAAAAAAGAATATATCTAAATACATTCTCTTCATTAAAGATTCGCGTTCTTCTATAGTGTAAGAAAGTTCCAATGTTACGCCTTGTTTTTTATCCTTAATATTTGAGCAGACAAATATACGCAAGCATCTAGCAATTCTTCTAATGCTTCTTGAGTAAAGTCTCTATTGTCGCTTATAGGTACGTCTTGATTGTATTTAGCTTGCCCTAAGTCTAGTCTATCTGAAATCATTTTTTTGATTTCTTCATTAACCCCTTGCACTTTGCTAAATGTTTTTTCCTCTTTGATTTTTTTCTCCCATCTAAAGTTGTAGTAAGACGCGACGAGCCATCTGTAAACACCATTTGATTTGTTGATAAATATTTAGGCATCTGCTGTTCCTGTTATGTATTTTTCGTAAACATATAATCTTTCGCTGAGTGAATCTACTTGCTCAACCATGCTTAAAATTAAGGCAGAGACCTTAGGTTCTACAAACATTTCTTTGCCGTCTAACATAATAATGCCTGTATATGACTCATCAATCTCTAATGTGATTGTCGCTTCGGGTATCTTCCTCGTCAATAACACCTTGTATTCCTTTATTTTTTACAACATTCATTAAGCGACCAATATCTTTGTCCGATAATTTTTGCCTTGCTTCTGACAAAAGCTTCTTATCGCCATCTGATATCATAATAATATTTTGCGTCTTCTCTTCTTTTTCTTTTCTTGTATGACCTAAGAGTTCAGAAACGCGGTTGAGTGCGTTAAGTTTTGCGTTTACAGGAGCGCTATCAATTATATCTCGATATTGGTTAACAATCCAATTGTCATCCATTCCATGCTCTAATAAGGTTTCCCTTATGTTCATGCTAATCCTATCAGAGATATATTTTTTTCGTAAAATTCTAAGACCTCTCCTAAGCGCTTGTTTAGGGTTATTGTCGCTAAACGCGTTTGTGTACGCGTCAACGATGGAGGCACAATCAAACTTTCCGTTCTTGTCCATTTCTCCAAATTTAGAGATATAGTCTGCAAATTGTTTTTGTAATACAGTTGCTGGGACATTTCTAACATATTGCTTATAGACGAGGTCGTTTCCTGACCAGTCTTTTTGCCGCTTGGCATAGACTTTTGCGTAATAGGTTGGGGTTTCTCCAAAACCTGTGCGAATAAAAGTAATTTGTTTACGTTTGCCTTTAAACTTTTTGAAACGCTTTCCAACAACCTCAACAACCTTATCATCATTAGTCCGTATCCAATCACCAACCTCTGCGTTACGCCAGTCTTCGACTGCCTTAATTCCAAGAGAGTTAATTTCATTGCATTCATATTGCTCAAAGTCCTTCCCCTTACATGTTACCTTCATTTAGAATGGTGTTCTATCCTGCTTGTCCTCTATCTTATAACTAGTATATTCTAAACCGGTCTTTGCTGTCTTCTTCCAACCAGCAACGGAATAGTCAACACCTTTAATTCTAAAGCTTCCTGTAAAATCGGGTTGGTTCTCTTTCTCTTTCCCTTGGTTCGTAAATATAGAACCGGTCATATCCTTTACTTCGTATGCCATAATTAAAATCCTTTCATGTTTTTGATTGTTTAAACCTAAGGTTTATAAACCTTAGTAGTAAACCTTTATTTAGTAAATCTAATGTATCCTTATAAACCTAAGGTTTATTGCTACTGCTATAAGTAATGCTATGCGGTGGCAATGCGATGGCATTAGGGTAGCCATAACAACCCTATAGAATACCCTTAAAAAGCACTATTGTTAAAAACTGTACAAAATTTTTATGGAGGGTACTATATATAGACGGGGCGCCCCCCAATTTCGGTTCGCCCTACGCGTAACGCGTTGAGCCAACATTTTTTCCCCTCGTCGTGAAACATTGTTTATTTTTGCGAGCTAGCACGATTTTCTCGAACGCGAACGACAAAATGAGTGCTTGCCTTCGCCTCGTAGCTGTTCCCTATATTATATCACGGCAATTAAGCCGACAATTCCTAACATAAATAATGAAAGACAAAACAATGCCAAACTCAACAATAATAAGACCTACACAAGATCTAACTCCTAGCCT